TTAATCTTTTAGTATTTCGACTAACTTATTATATACATCAGGGTTTTGTAAGTCGTTCCAATATATCTTTTCGTACTTATATCTATCAAAAGCGTCTTTCTTTTGGTATATGATAAGTCCGTATTTATCGCAAATGATGATGGTTTGGCTTTCTAACAGGTTTGCATAGGAACGAGCTTGTTTGAATGCTTCTTCTATTTCTTTATTGGTTTTTAGATAGTATTTTGCTTCTATGAGTATTTTCGCTTTTTCGTATCCTTTTTTGTTGTCGTAATGTAGAGCGTAATCAGGATATATTTTGCTTCCTCGTCCTGCTCTTATGGGTAGTTGTCGGATATAGTTTTTGTGCTCGGTGTAGCCGATTTGGTTTAGATAATACTCTAATAGTTTCACTTCTACATCTCGCTCGTTGTGTAATTCAACTCCTTTTGGTGGTTCGGGTGCGTGTGGGGTGGGCAGGTTGGTGGTATCGAAGCCTTTGTTTTGCATTAGGTATAGGAGGCGTGTGTAATCGTCATTTGAGATTGCCCAGCCGTTTACGCCTTGAAATTTTTTGCGTATTAGTGGGTGTTTTGCGAAGTACTCATCGGCTTCTAATTCTTTTAGGGTGATGTGGGGTACTTCTATTTCGTTTCCTATATAGGAATTAGCATAGTAATAGAAAAATGGGTCGATAACTCCGTCTGTTTGGGCTCTCCAAATGTGTGTGATAGCACTAATGGGTGAGGTTTCATAATGTACTAAAATGTCGCCTCGTTTAGTTTCGGGGTTTGCTTGCCAAAATTTTTCTTCTTCTATACGTTCTTCTTCGGCGATTAATCCTCCTATAAACCACGCTTGGGTGGGTTGGGGCATTGGTGGGAGTGTTTTATCGATATAGTTGGGGGCAAAATCGTATAGGAATGCGCACAGCTCGTTGGGTGTTAGGTTATTTTCTATCCTGAACTTATAAAATACTTCGCAAAGCTCGATATAATAGATACAGCGAGCACGATAGTCGCTTTTTTTAGGCATTTTGGGCAACTCTATAGAAAAAGTGTCTGCTATTTTATTGAGGTCGAAAAAGCGGTATGTAAATAGGTATGGGAATGTATAATCGTAGGCTATGGCATAGAAATAAAAAGATATTACTATATGAAAGATCAGAAAATACTTATAGTCCTTTGGATTTATAACATAGCCTTTTTCGTTATTATCAAATATGAAATAAATGCCTTCGTCTAAGCAGGTTTCAAACTCCTTTCTTACTTCTGCAAACGTTTTAAAATCAAAGTTATTAGGATTTCTATCCAGTGAGCTGTCGCCTATTTGTTGCATTATGCTTTCATAGGCTCTTTTTTCAATCCATTTGCCGCAATTGGGGTTATATTTTTTGATTACTTCAACATCGTTCCAAAAAACGCTATAATATTCAAAGAAATCTATGGTATTTTTGCCGTTTTCGGATTGTTTGTATAAATCCCATACGTATTTTGATAGTTTCATATTGTTTTAGTTTTTGGATTACATTCGTTCTTTATTGAAACTTCCTTTGACGGTAAAGAAGCATCGGATAATACTAAGAGGGTATTCACGGGGTTCGTATTTAGGGTTTTCACTTGCTAATATTACGTGATGTTCATCAGAGCCTTTTTGTACGTACTTAATGTTTGTATCCCCATTGTCAAATACAACCACGTAAGGGTGTCCAAATACTATATATGGAAATTCTACGGGCTTTATACCTATCATATCTCCTGATTTGTATTTTGGATACATACTATCACCATAAACATTTATGAATATTACGTTATCTCCAAAATCAGGTAGGAATATAGGAATGCGCGTTTTTTCTTCATTAAAGGTTGACACATCAAATCCTGCTGAGGCATTGACTTCGGGGTAATAGTATCCTGTTATTCTTCCTTTGGGTATTCCGATAGCATTCTCTTGAAAATATTCTCTTGCTTCTTCTACATACTGGGTAAGGGTGTATCTTTGTCTATCGGTTAATTGAGCTTCACCCCATTGAAATTCTTTGAGGAGTTTTTGAGGAATACCTGTTTTTTCGTGTACATCAGTAAGGGTAAGGTCGTAGTTTTTACGTTCTTCCCTTAGAAATAGTGCTAATTCATCTTCTTCCTCCTCATCTTCTTCAATGAGCATTTCGCCATTGCCTGTAAGTAGCCAATCTTTATTTATTTCAGGAAAGGCTGTAATTACTTTTTCTATTAATCCTTCTTTTAAATACTTTTCTTCTCCATTTAAGGCAGCAGAAAGGTTGGTTCTACCAAAGTCTATCTTTTCTGCTATGAGAGATTGATTTACGTACTCGGTACTTCCTTTTATGTACCGAACAGCTTTTTTAAGCCTATCAGCCATTTTTTTTATACTACTTTTTGTAGTATCTAAATTATTTTCCATACCTTTGCACTTTAAAAATTAAATATTTGTTGTTATGGAGTTAGATAGTGATATTATCAAACAACTGATGTACTATAAAGATGAGTATCAAAGACTTCAAAGATTTATAGTATATACCACTTTTAGACTTATAAAAAGAGATTGGAATGTTATTCCTGATTTTGAGTATGATAATTTTAACGAAAATCCTTATTTATGGGCTCTTAGTGATGAACTCAAAAAAATACTTAATGAACTCAAAACGAAAGAGTAATATCTTTCTTATTCTCATTTGAGAAATTATCTTCCCACATTACTGTAATTACTGGCTTGTTATTTTTGGGATAATTTACCAAAGCATAAAAATCAAAACTTTCACTTTTATTTAAAATAGGAAAAGGGAGTTTATGCATTTCGTTTATTCTTATACGGTCTGAAACTATATCTTTCCAATCAATACAAATGTTTTTAGCGGTAGATTGCCCTATATTAGTAACTAAAATAATGCGCTGATCACCTCCTGCTTTTATAATTTCTATTTTTATATCTGCTTTTTTGTTATTTATCAATTCTTCTTTATATTTTTTACTACTACGTGAGTAACCTTTGATAACTATGTACAATGTTGCCATACATATTAAGGTATTAATTATCATATTCACTTCACTCATCTCTATATTCTCATAGATATACTTCAAAAAATCTTTCATTGTAACACTTTATTAATCAGTTGGTTATAAAAAATCTTCTACTTTTGTACTAAAAAAGTTAGTAAATAATTTGCTTATACTAATTTTTGTAGTATCTTTGCATCGTCAAAATGAATAAACAAATTGACAGGGCAAAAATAATAAAACTATATGAAACTAACAAGCACTGTAAGAGAAAAAGTTAATGACAATCTTGCTCATTTATCGATAGATTTATCGAAATCGCCTAACACTGTATATTGCTGGGCAAGAAAACGGCAATATATGTTTCTGAATAAGGTGTATTTAGAAATTCTTAAAAAATACGCAGAAACCGACAATATAGACGATATATTCGAGTTTGAGAATGATGAAGAGAGAGAGTTACTGCTAAAAAAATATAAAGTACTATGACAAAGCAACAATACATACAAAGCTTAAAAAGTAAGATAAAAGAGTTAGAAGTAACAAAATTATGCCTCGAAGGCACAATAAGAACACTTACTAATGAGATTATCCGTACTAATGACGAGCTTGCTATTGTGGAAGGTAGCAAGCCGTCTTCTAAAAGACAAAAGAAAGTGGTTGATATATCGAAGTACGAAGCGAAATTCTTTGCTGAATGCGAACGCGCTCGACAAAACAGCTAATAAAAAAAGCGACACTTCACAGCACCGCCTTTAAGTTTAACAATCTAAATTTTTTAATTACAATGGCAAAGATACAACAAATGAATGAAACAGCAAAACAAAGTAGCCATTTTCTTCTTCAAGACGGCTACGTAACCTACAATGGTAAGCGTTATAACGACTGTACCGACACTGAAAAAGAGGTGTTTAATATCGTTATAGGCGATGTGAAGCCTATAGATGACGAACTTAACGCCTTAATACAAGGGCTAATAGCACCCTTATTACTTCAATATACTATGACTGATGAAGATTTAATCAAACCTGCGATTTTTGAACAACTAAAAGCGGCTTTGCGCCCTGATAGTGATAACGACCACGAGGGGTGGTGGCATCTTAAATCTACTTGCGGTTGCTACACTATGCGCTTATCGGGGTGTTATGATAGAGGCGTGATTAATACTGAAGCTGAAGTGTATAAATCAGTGGGCAAGCACTCTTTGTATTACGAGCTTACTAATGCCCAGTGGCTTGATGTACAAGAAGTCCTTGAGGCTGAATATGAGCGGCTTGTAGAAGATAGTGAAGAGTGTGAGCGCAATCACTACTACGAAGAGTTATCACACGATTGGCATCAATTTATTTAACCTTTAAAATCATTACAACTATGAAAGAGCAAGTAACAACCTTAGAATTGGGCAAATGCTACAGAGTGTACCACAACAACGATGTATTACACCTTATTAGGGTTAATGAAGAGCATACATCTTTAATTCCTAACAGACCGCCTGTGTATATGGTAGCAGAGATATGGGGTGATAACACCATAAATACTAACACATATCACTCAATAAGAGAGGGCAGCACTTATACAGAGATAACACAAGAGCAGTTTAAGGCTGTGTTAAACTCAATGATACGCAGAGTGTCTAATTACATAAGTACGATGAATTAAATCCGCTCATTTGTTGTCACGTGTAGGCTTCGGCTAACTGAAGTAAGAATGTTGGCAGTTAGCCGAATGCCCTACACTACTAATGAATAGCCTATACCAAATAAATAAGTGCCGTGTTATTCTTGAAATCTGGAAACTTAAAAAATAACAATAACGCACGGCACTTTTCTTTAAGAATTAATAATTTAAAAACATAAACCAAATGAATGAACAATTAATTACACTGAAACAAGCCCCTATCATCATATACGAGCGTATCAAGGCGGTAGGGCAACAAATTGAGGCTAAAATCGCTGAATTGAACCTCGATAACCAGTTAGTAACTGAAGACACGTTAAACAGTGCGAAAAATACCCGCACGATGTTACGCAAAGAACTTGATGATTTTGAGACGCAACGCAAGTACATCAAAGAGCAGGTAAACGCTCCTTATGAAGCCTTTGAAAAAGCGTATAAAGAGCATATCAAAGTACATTACGATAAGGCTGATAGTACGCTGAAGTCTAAAATAGACGAGGTGAAAAATCGTTTGTTAGATGATAAGCGGGGGCGTATCAAAGACTACTTCACAGAGTTTTGCGCTGCACAAGGTATTGACTTCCTCATCTTTGAGCGTTTGCCACTGAATATCACACTTAGTGCCAGCGATAAGAGCCTTAAAGAGCAAGTGGCAGGCTTTGTAAGCGAGGTGTCAAAAAGCATTCAACTGATTGAAAGTTTTAATGAACCTAATGAATTTAAGGCTGAGATGCTAACCGAGTATAAGCAAACGCTTGACGTTACAAGGGCGATACAGAACGCTCAATACCGCAGGCAGCGACGTGAGGCTGAATTGCAGCGTATCGAGGCGCAACGAGTAGCAGCAGAGCAAGCGAGGTTAGCCGCTGAAGCAAGGGCGAGAGAAGTCGCTCCTTTGCAAGCACCCGCACAAGTAATTAATGAGGCACAATCTGCAGCATCAGTGCAACCAGCAGCACCGATACAACCTGAACCAGTGCAAGAGGCTACACAAGCAGCACAAGATTATGATAATGAGATTGTGCAAGCCACTTTCACAGTACAAGGTACAAAGGCACAACTAAAAGCCCTAAAGCAGTACATCATTAGTAATAACATTCAAATATTATAACACAATGGAAAATAAAGCATTACAACAAAGCACAAACCAACCGCTAATACCTGTCGAAACAGTAGAAACTTTAGGTAGTAAAACAGTCATATATGAGTCTGCTGGGCAAGAGGTGAAAATGAACTTTGCTATAGTACGAAACTACCTTACAAGGGGTAATACAACTGTAAGTGATACTGAAATAGTAACTTTCATAAATATATGTCGTTACAATAGTTTAAACCCTTTTCTAAACGAAGCGTATCTTATCAAGTTTGGTAACAATCCTGCTCAAATGATTGTCAGCAAAGAGGCACTAATGAAGCGTGCTGAAGCTAATCCGAGTTACGATGGCTTAGAGGCTGGACTTATCTTATTACGCAATAATGAGGTAATAGAGGTTGAGGGTAATTTTCACCTACCTACAGATGATATATTAGGAGCGTGGGCAAAAGTGTACAGAAAAGACCGCTCAAAGCCTTTTGTAGCAAAAGTTAATCTTAATGAATACGACAAGAAGCAAAGTAGCTGGAATGAGAAAAAGGCTACAATGATAGGTAAAGTAGCTAAAGTGCAAGCCTTACGTGAAGCGTTCCCTATGCAATTAGGGGCTATATATTCTAAAGAAGAACAAGGGGTTTTTGAAAATAAAGGTCGTGAAGTGATAGATGCAGAGGTTATCGAACAAGACGAACCTACCGATAATGCGCAGCCTCTTACACCTACTGAAGCCCCTAATCAAGTAGATTTTAAAAAACTATAGCCTATGAAAACGCATTACTTTACATTAGGACAATCGCACGTATATCGCTTTAATGGGCAAACATTAGACCACGATTGCGTGATTAAGATAACAGCCGAAAACCCAAGAGATGTAATGGTTGAGCATTTTGGCTTAAAGTGGGCTTTTGAATATGAAAAATGCCCTGAAATGAAGTACTTCCCACGAGGTATTTATAACTTAACAACTAACGAATGGGAATGATACCTACAATAGTAATTAATTCAGGTAGCGAGGGTAACGCTGTGATTTACAACAACGCAATAATGGTAGATTGCGGTGTTACACTCAAAGCCTTAGAAGCAGTAAAACGTTCTTTGAAAATTGTACTCCTTACTCACAAACACGGCGACCACCTGAAATTGCGCACCTTACAACGGTTACAAGCCGAGCGACCTACTTTGCGCATTGCTTGTACTGACTTCCTCTTGGAGCAGTTGGAGGGACTAACGAATATTGATGTGTTAGAAGTAGGTAAGTTATACGATTATGGGGCGTTTAAAGTATCACCAGTGAAGCTATATCACGATGTACCGAATGTAGGTTGGCGGATATTCCTCAATAGTGGGCAAAAGATATTCCACGCTACCGATACAGCGCACTTGGAGGGTATCACTGCCAAAGGTTATGACCTCTATGCTATTGAGCATAATTACTGTGAGGAGTATATACAGGAGGCAATTGAAGAAGCGCACGCAAAGGGCGAATATACGCACGCGTACGGCAGTATCAATACACACCTGAGCATACAGCAAGCAAGGGCGTTTATTGAGGCAAATAGAAAAGAAAGCAGCGAGGTTTTAGAGCTGCATAAGAGTAGAAGTTTTTATAAACACGAATGAGCACAAGGACTATCTTAACCGATAGTATGGAAATCATTATAGTAAAACCAGCAGTCGTGAGGTTTTCGCACCTAAGCGTTTTAGTAACGACTTTTTTAAGCAAATGAAAACAGTATTTAAAGTGGGAATGGTGGTTTATGACCAATTAAATTTTCCTGATAAGGAAGGTGTAGTTGTAGAGGTAAATAATGATGAAAGTGATGAGTATCCTATAGGAGTATCATTTGAGAATGAAGAAGGTCGATACTACTATACCCCTGAAGGTTGCTTTTATAAAGAACAAATTTCAACCCTTTCAACAAAACCTTATAAAGTAGAACTTGTAGGTTTTGAGCAAAAATCACCCGCACCAACTATTGAAGATGCATTAGATTGGTTTAATAGTGATGAGTTTAAGAATTTAAGTTCTCCAAATAAAAGTAGTATAGATAAGATTGATGAACAATTAAAGGCTCTTAAAGAACTTCTTGTATTAAGAGATTACTATAACAAAGGAGAAGTGTTTGATAGAGTAGATTTTCACGGAGGAGGAGTTTATTCTATAAGACTTGAAGATGCAGGAAGTCCTCATTTTGAAATTGTAAAAATTTGTAATGCAGAATATCCTTTTACTTTTTGGGACAAAGACACAGCGAAGAAATTTATGAGTGAGCAAAGTTTTTTATTGTCAATCGCAAAACCTTTATTATAACTATGGAAATACAAGGACGAATTAAAACAATATTCGCTACTGAAATAGTAGGACAAAACGGCTTTCAAAAGCGTGATTTGGTAATCACCACCGATGGGCAATATCCACAAGATATTATCATTCAATTTCAGCAAGGTAATTGCGCTGTATTAGATAGGTTTCAAGTGGGGCAAATAGTTAAGATACATTTTAGCTTACAAGGAAGAGAATGGACAAGTCCACAAGGCGAGGTTAAGTACTTCAATACGGTTGTAGGTTGGAAAATTGAGATTGTACAACCTATGCAGCAATACCAGCAGCCTATGCAATATCAGCAAGCCCCACAAGGGTACGTACAGCAACCGCAATATGCGCAACCTGCCTACCCACCACAAGAGCAACCGCAATATCAGCAGGGGCAAATGTTTAACCAGTACGGACAAGCACCCGCACAAGATGACGGAATGCCTTTTTAATGTAAAACTATTTAAAATAAATAAAAAATGAACAAGTATGTAATTAAATTTAGCCACGTGGAAGAAAGTGAGTACACGGCTATTGTAGAAGCAGAAAGCTATGAAAAAGCAATGGATATTTTTGAAGAAAATCCATTTGAATTTCTTGAAAGTGAAAGTCCTACTCACGAACGAAGTGTTGATTGGAACGTTAGTGAAGTAACTCAAGGAGGTAATATTGTATACAAAAATTCAAGGGAATTAATAGCTAAGTATCAATAATATTAGGGAATTAACACCGCAAAAAAGCAAGTATCAATCGGGATAGCAGCAGGTTCGAGTCCTGCCTTGCTTTCAAAATAAAGACAAAATGGAAGCACTAAAAAAAGAGGCTAAAGATATTCAAAATTACTTAGAGATTAATTGCTCGGATAACCCAGAGGAGATGGTGGAACGTATTAAAGAGTTGTCGGTATATATGGCTCGTAGCGGTGAGATGCTTGCAAAGGCAAAATACCTCTATAATCAACGTACAACGGCTGAAATTACAAAGACTATCATAGCCATAGCAAAGGAGCAATATCTATCAGCAACGGCTCAAAATGCCTTAGTTAAGGGCATCGCACAAGAGGAGCAGTTTCTTGTAGATTGGTTGGAGCGTATTAACCGCACTTGTACGCATCAGATAGAAGCCCTTAGAAGTCTTTTGAGTTACGAAAAAGAGAATTTAAGAATAGCAAAAACGGGGTATTAAGAAAGTTTTAAAATGAGTAAAGAAACTATAACCACTGCGCAAATGGAGCTATTGATATACAATTACTTTGAGAAGTCAAGCCTTGTAATAGTTCCTAAATTCTCACGGCTCAATGCTGTAAGGTATGATGATAATACTAAACGTTTAGGATATAGAAGCGAAAATATCGTTACCCACGAGTGTGATATGCTAATGGTTACTAAGAACTATTTTCTCAGAGAAGTTGAAATAAAGGTGTCGGTAAGTGATTTTAAAGCTGATTTCAAGAAGAAACACAATCACGAGGGTAATATCAAGCAGTTTTATTATGCCGTCCCTTACTATATCTTAGATAAGATAAAAGATTTAGTACCTGAACAAGCAGGGATATTGGTTGCTGAATATAATGCTGAACTATCAGAACGTTGGCAATTGAGGAAGCACAAAGAAGCGAGTAATAACCTTTCAGCAACACCTATTGACGATAAAAAACTGAACTTAATATATAGGATTGGTTACCTGAAATATTGGTTTTATAGGAAAAGAGAAATATAACCAATTTTCACCCCTCGTTAAGCAAGTATAAAAACAAGTTATAAAGCACTAAATATCAAAGTGAAGATATAAATAAGCAAGTTTTAAAGTAAAATAAGCAATGAAAAAAGAAACCGTAAGCCGATTTAATGAGAAATTAATGACTTCCAACGACCTTGCGTTGTTGAAAGGAAAAGAATCTAAGTACCTAATGAATAGTCTGTACAGACATTGGAAAGAAGATTTTACAGACGAGGATACTGGGGAAGTCGTAACCATAGAACGAAAAGAACTCATTATTTCTAAGGGCGAAGAATTAAACGATGAGAATTTTCAAACCATAGACTTCTTTATCAAGAGTGGGGAACTTAACATTAAAGATGTACGATTAAGTTCAATACAACGCACTGCAGATGCTGTATTAGGCAACAGTACTATATGGACAGCAGTAGTGGAAATCTCTCGAAAAAAAAGAACGTTCTACCTATACGCTAACAGCATAGATGTAGCAAGGGGAATTATAACAGACTACATCGAACAAAATTACATTGGGTTTTATGAAATAAAATCACTTAAAGAGCAGCAGTATTTTACCCTTGTATCGTTGGCAAAGAAAAACAATGATGAGGAGCAAAATAAGTTCTATCAGATAGAGGTAGAGATAACAGTAAATAAAGAGTCTTATTCAATGCGCTTTTTGGTGAAAGCATCTAATGCAGAAGAAGCAAAAGTACTAAGCGAGGCGTTTTATGAAACTTATATGCGAGTGGCTGATAAAGATAAAGAATTACCTCCTTATACAATGACCTTGCTATCGGCAAAAACGCTGAATGTAGAGGCGGTAATAGACCACCAATTTTGTAAGGAATATATAGATAAGAGCAAAGAAACGTTGTAA